GAAAATGCTATTAAACCACATTAACGATATGCAAAGCAAGATTAATACTAATCAGTTTATGCGTGACCAGTTAGAAGTTGGTAAGGAAGCATTTATCAATAAACTGAGGGAATCTCTCGAAGCTGAACCTGTTGAAGAAGAGGCTGACGCGGAGGCATAATGCTTGTTCGGAAGTGTACAAAGGGTAATAAGATATATATCTTTAAACCCAGAACTAAAGAGAATATCTCCTATAAATTTAGTGATGATGAGACAGTTAGTTTTGATGCACAGAACAAGAGTTATATTGTGACAAGTGATGGGGCAGTAGTTAAGAGGTCAAACTCATGGATTACTGCTCAATCCAGTTATGATACTGAATGTAAAAAACATCATTCAGATACGATTGGAAAAATAAAAGTTGGCAAACATGCATTAGTTGATGGTGTTGCCACAGTAATTTAGGATAAGATATGAAAATAAAATTAAATAGTGTAGAAGCAAAAAATGTAGAACTTGGTCAGGGTGGTTCTTTTTTATGTAAAGATACCGCTGCTCATACTCCTGCTAGTGGTGTTATAGTTGCTATTACAGCTACTGAAACTTCAGCAATTAGTGCATTAGTAGCTGAAAGTGATGATTATGTTAATACTGTAGCTGCATCTAGCGCTGATAGTACTTCAGGAGATGCTCTTACATCATCTGAAACATTAGCAGCTGGAGTTACAGTATATGGTAGATGGACTTCTATAACATTAGGTAGTGGGGCTGTATGGTGTTACGTAGGTTAAGAAAAAATAGTGGAAACTCATTGGCAGAGTTTGCTGTTACCATGGCTATCATGGCTACTTTGGCTACTACCGCCGCTCCTGCTTTTAGCCGTATCGGTGAAGGTGCTAAAGCTAAACAAACTAACAGAAATCTGGAAAAGATTGCATCAGCCGCTAGAAATTGGTATAATCACGAAGTTGAAGTTAATGGCATGGGAAAATTTCCAGCTCAAGCTCATAGGACTTCTGATATTGGCGAAATTGTTGATTCTGATAATAATCGTAGGATTGATAAATCTGAAATAGAACAATCAACTTTTGTTTCTGTTTGGGATGATACAACATTCTTACATCAATTTGATAATGATACTATTAGTTCTCCATATCAAGAAGGTAAATATCATTATGGGGTTCTCGGTGGTCAGGGTACAGGAGATAATATTATATCTCCTATATTTGTAGTAGTGGATACAGAAAATAAAGAAGATTTTTTCTTTTATTTTAAGCCTTGAAAAAGAATGAAAAAATATTACTAGTTGGTTGGATTACGACTATGTTGTGGATATTATTAGTTGTAATTACATTTACTGGTTAGGAGATATGAGTGATTCAACCAAACCTAAAACTGCAAGGAGTTATAGAGCTACTGTGGTGGGAGATAATACTGTTGTCAGTATTAATCTCAAGTGGGCCGGGCAGGTGCTTGTACTTGTTGCTGGACTTGTGTACTCGTACTTACAAGTTGAGAACAGAATTAGAGAACTTGAGCGAAGAGTGGAACTCTCTGATACCAACATTGAAGAACTTGTCAGTAAGCACATAGCTGAAGAAGAAGTTAAAATTGCACAAATGGAAGAACAGTTAGATTGGTATCAAAAAGAATTAAATCTTAATCCACTAAGTTGGGGTAAGAAGAAAAGGAAAAAGAAATGACTTCTGATATTATAACATTAATACAAGAGTTAGGATTTCCAGTTGCTATTAGTGTTGGATTAGCCTTTGCTTTATATAGTGTAGTAAGATTTATTTTAAAAGAAAAGGTAGAAGATACTTTAAAAAGATTTGATGAAAAACATGAGAACTTACAACATAGGTTAGATATAATTATGGATGAATTAGGTAAGTTAAAAAAATGGAATGCAGAGATAAAATCTGATTTAAAAATTTATATTGATTTAGCAATGAGGGATAAATAATGCCGATGCCATTTCATTGTATTGAGTGTGATAAACCTGTTAATATTCCAATGAATGGTTTATGTGATGATTGTAAAGCAAAAGATGAGGAGGAATAATGGATTTCTTAGCAGTATATAGCGAAGCTGGAATGATTGGAGTTGTTGGTGCAATGTTTATTTATATGGTGTACTCTATGAATAGAAGAGGTAATGAACAAGCTGAATCACTACAAAATCTTAAAATAGAAAATAAAGGTCAATCAGAAAATATTCAAAATATTGAGAGTATTTTATTAAAACTTCTAGATAGATGGAATAAATCAGATGAAACAAGAGACAGGAGACATGAAAAATTAGTTGAAGAAGTAAATGATTTATCAGATATACTAATGGAAGTAAAGGGAAATCTTAGTAGAATAAATGGAAAAAGTTAATGCTAAAAGACAAATGGAGTGCAATAATTATCTCGTGGTTGGTGGCGATATTTATCCTGATACCACTAAGACAAGTGTCTCCAGTAATATTCAATTCAGTATGTGCGATACTTCTATGGGTAGCAATATACAGATTATATTTAAGGAAGGGTAATGGATAGTTTAAAAGTTACTGGAATAAGTACAGGTTTAGGTTTAGCATATTGGACAGATATTATATCAGGAGTTTTAATGTGTGTTATGTTTGCAATACAAATTTATTATTTATATTTAAAAACAAAGAAGATTAAGGAGTCTTAAATGGAATGGTTAAATTGGGAAAATGCAGCTTACTTGATGGTAATAATACTTGGCGCTGCGGGCACTATGGTAGCTACAAAGTATCGCATAGTAGTCAAAGAGTTAAAAGAAGTAGCTGCTAAGTATCATGAAGCATCTAAGGATGGTAAAATTACGAAAGCAGAACAACAAGCTATTGCTAAAGAATGTATGGATGTGATGATGGCAGTAGTTAAAATGGTCTGGAAATTTTAATGCCTCGTTTTGGTAAACGCTCTAAACAACGATTAAAAGGCGTTGATGCTAAGTTAGTCAATGTACTTAATGAACTTGTTAAGATAATGGATGTTACTATTATTGAGGGATTAAGGTCTCAGGAAAGACAAGATGTATTAGTGGCAAAAGGCGCAAGTAAAACAAGATACTCTAAACATATTCAGGGTAAAGCTGTTGACCTTGCACCGTATCCCATTGATTGGGAAGACAGAGAACGATTTCATTATATGGGTGGAATGGTTCGTGGTATAGGACAACAACTTAATGTCAATATACGCTGGGGCGGAGACTGGGATAGTGATGGCGAAATTAAAGATAATAGCTTCGATGATTTAGTTCATGTGGAGATTAAATAATGGCTAAACAAATGTATTCAATGCGTAACTTTTCAGGTGGAATAAATAATGATATGGATGGCAGGGATATAAAAGAAAATGAATTTGTGCATATGCAGGGATTTATGACAGACCAGAATGGAGCATTAAGACCTGTAATTACATCTGCTGCTCATGATGGTTTAGTTAATGAAAAATCATTAGGTACTGACAATATTCCTGCTGTATTAGAAGGTAGTGGTGGATATAACTTAGGTTATTTTGAAACTGATAGTATATTAGCTAGCGCTGCTACTGTAACTGGTACAATGATTTTTAATGATGGTGGTAGAGTAACATTTTCTACATCTGTTACTGACCCTCAAGAAGAAACAACTGAGCCACCGGGATAATATAATATGGGAATACCAGCGGGACAATGGATAAGGCATAATACATCTGGAACAACTCAATTTGCTGCTTTTGATGTTGGTGATGTTATAAAAATTACTAATAGTGATGAGAATAATGGTATTTATACTATTAATTCTATTACTGATGATAGTACTTATTCTTATATGGGACTTACTGGCCCATCTATTAGTAATGACGGCAGTGATGCTGGAGTTGTAATTACTGATATATCTTCTAAAGGTAATAGAGTGGTTTGTCTTGGAGATGAAGATACTGGTGAAGTTGATATATGGTCTTATAGTGATGCTACTGATGAAGATGGAGCTACAGATATTACACAAGCAGGTGATATAACAAGTGGAACAAATATAACTATGGATGGAGCTAATGCTAATATTCTTGCTGGTATGTTAGTTTCTGGAACTGGTCTTCCATCAGGAGCAACTGTTGTTTCGGTTGCGGACGCAGCTGCGAATCCACAAGTATTTGTAGTATCCTCTCGGACTGGTACTGTTACTGGTGGTTCTACTCTTACATTTTCAGCGGTATCTCCTGCTGTTGGGACTAATGGATGGTCTACAACAGCAATTAAACCTGTTTTAAATGGTAGTAATGCTAATTTTATATTTACACAAGTAGATGATACTATTAGAGTATGTGATACTAATCAAGCTAATGCAAGTTCTATAAAATGGTATGGATATTTAGCTCATAGAGCATTTGGGCCAAAAGGTGGTACTTTTGGTGGATATGAAGAACATCCTAATATTTTACAAAAACCATCTATGGGTGGTTATGTAACAACTGGATATGGGGAGGAACAATCATATGGAGTAGAAAATACTGATGAAACTGCTTTAACTAATAAATTTGATATTCGTAGATGGTTAAAAGTTAATTTAGAAGCTTCAGATACGATGAGTAGTGCAACAGATAATAAATTGCAACTTGATGATGAAGCAGCTGCTACTAATATACCACTTGGAGTTGTTCTTGGAATAGGAGCTGACGATGATAATGATAAAGATACTACTATAGGAGCTGAAAGATTTTTAGTAAGAAATGTAGATTTGACTGGTGCTGATAGTTATAATATGACTGTATATAGAGGATATGCAGGAACATTAGCTTCTGATATAACTATAGCATCTGGACTTAAATTTTTATATCAATATGGATGTGGATTTAATTTTCTAGTAGCTGAAAATGGAACTGCTGATAGTGGTACTTATATGTCAAATGTTTATGAATTTGCTCAATCATTTGTATATGAAAATGACCAAGAATCATTATTAAGAACTGATACAGATATAACAGCAGCTAATACTCTCACAACATCAAATGAATCTAGAGCTTTAGATGTTACAGTTTATGCTCATGGGCCATATCCCGGTAGAATAAAAGGTGGTAGGATATACCAAAGAATAAGCGGAACTAATCAACCTTGGTCTTTATTAGTTGATATAAATTTTCAAAGAGGTTGTAGAACTGCATTAGATGCTCAGTATATAACTTGGAGTGATGCTTCTGGTGGAGATGTTCCAAATGGTTGTTTTTATTGTGCAGGATTAAAATCTATACATCCACAGATAGATACTTACTCAGCTTTAAATGGATTTGAACCTGAGATTGATTTTACAAGTATAGGTGGAGTAGGAGAAAGATATCAAACATCAGTAATTGCAGGTCGTAGAATGTTTATTGCTAATCTTCAATTAAAGAATACTACTGGTGGTGTAGAAAGATTTGGCGATAGAATCATGTATTCTGAGCCTAATAAGTTTGATACATTTCCTAAATATAATTTTATAGATGTTTCAAAAGGAGATGCTGAGGATTATGTTAAGTTAGAATTTTTTGCAGATAGACTTTTAGCTTTTAAACAACATACATTGCATGTTATTAATATACAAAATTCATCTCCTGCGGGATGGTATCTTGAAAAAGCAGTAAAGCATGTTGGTGTATCATATCCTTATAGTGTTGTCAGAACTCCTTTAGGTGTAGCTTGGGCCAATCAAACTGGTTGTCACTTCTTTGATGGTAGAAATGTTAGTGATTTAACGCAAGGTAAGATTAAAGAAGTTGGTTCTACTGTTGGAGATTCTCCATCTTGGGATTCATTTGTTACTGGTAGTGCTCATACTGTTAAGCCTGTTGTTATGTATGTTCCAAAAAAGAAACAATTAGTAATTTTAAGAAATCCAGACCACGGCTCAGATGATACAAATCAATGTTATATATATGATTTTAAAACTAATAGTTGGGTATATGATACAAGTTTATTTACAGAGGCTCAGGAAATAACAAATTCAATCGTAGATTGGAATAATAATCTTGTTTATGCTTATGGTGTTGATGGTAGTAATGTAAAATTTAAACAGATAAGTGATACATCCTCTTCTGCTGTAACTCAATCATTTATTACAAAAGATATAGATTTTGGTCAACCTGCATATGTTAAAAAGATATATAAAATATATATTACTTATAAAAATTCTGGTAGTAGTGCTTTGGCTGATGATATGTATGTAGCTGTTGATGGTAGTACTACTTTTGCAAATAGTAGTATATCAAGTCCACATAGTTTATATGATGTAGCAATAACTGGCACATTTGCAGCTAGTCAGTCTAATTGGAATATAGCAACATTTTCTTTTAGTAAACCTTTACTATGTCAAAGTCTTGCTTTAAAATTTTTAGGTGGTTCTACTTCAGGTATATCAATTAATGATATTAGTTTTGAATATAGGATTTTAAGAAAAAGAGTTAGTTAATGTCTGATATAAAAAGAGTATATTCACAACCTAATGCTTCTTCTTTAAAAGAGGGCGAGGAAGTAGTGTATCTAGGTAGAAGTAAACCATTAGCTAGGTATAGAAAAGAGGGTGGTCAGGTATGGGTATCATATATGACTACGAATGGAGATTTATTTGCTGAAAAAGATTTTAATGTACAAGGTACAATTAGCCAAGGTGGAACTGGTGGTGGAAGTGGAAAACCTGTAGTTAAAGGGGGATTAGTAGAAACAACTGCTGGTGGATTAGGAGCTTCTTATGATGCTGCTGTAACTATGAATACTTTAACAGATGCTAATGATATAAGAAGTAGAGTAACTGCTGGATTAGCTTCTGATGGTGATGTAAGTAGAACTGTAGCTCTTGCTCAAGGTGGATTAGGAGCTGATGTAAGTGGTTCAGCTGGATTTGTAAAATTAGGTAGTGGTTCTGCTACTATTAGAAGTACTTCAGATACAAAATCAGATTTATCTTTAAATAATGTAGCAAATGAGAGACAAATAAACACATTTGCACAAAATGGTATACCTACTTCAGTTGCTGCCGGAGATATTTGGGTAGATACTGACGATGA